AAGCTTATTTGTCCCCCCTCCGTAACCCGTTGATTTCATTCAGTTATTTCGTATGCGTATGGCATGGGGCCTCCCCCCCATCGCGCCGTCTCTAGCTTGGGGGGATATCCTCTCAGCTGGCTAGCAAACTCGGGGAGATCATTGGGCAAAGATATCATGCAAGACTTAATTATCCACCATTCAGGACTATCTATCTGTATTATAACCTGTTATACATGATGGATGAAATCGGACAACTGAGGAGTCCCTATGGCCGAGATACAAAAGGTTTCTTACACGCACGAGGCGATAATTCTGTGGCTGATTGAGCATCCCGATCGCTCGCTGCGAGAATGCGCGGATACCTTCGGCTACACCCAGCCGTGGCTTTCTACAGTTATCCATTCGGATGCCTTCCAGGAACAATTGCGTCTCCGCCAGAACGAGATGATGGTCGTCACTTCGCAAGATATTCGCGAGAAGCTCCGAGCCACTACCGACGTAGCTATTGACGGCCTCGCGAGAAAACTGGAGAAAACGGAAGATGGTGGCTTCCTTCTGGACGTAACAGATAAGCTTCTAGCTCGAATGGGCTACGGCCCCGCATCAGCTCGTAACCCGGCTCCCGCAGTCACGAACAATATCCAGCACATAACTGTCACCTCGAACGATCTCGCGGAAGCACGCTCCCTCATGAATCGGCCGCAGATGAAACTGGTCGAAGCTCCTGTCTCGGATGAATGATGAGCGATACCGAACAGCGGGAACTGTCACATACGCAGCCCTGTCGCGAGTACCTCCCCCGTTCATCAGGAAGAGAAAATATACCGGCAGACGTGCCGAGGGAGTCCGCTACGAGCGTAAGGTACAAGTCCACCTTATGTATGAATTTCCTGATATGTATATTCCTTCCCCGTGGCTTAACTTTAAGTCGGCGGAGGTCAACAGACTACGCTGGTGTCAGCCGGACGGACTTATCGTCGATCTCCCGAGAGGAGTCGTAACCTGCGTTGAGATTAAATACTCGCACACTTCCGACGCGTGGTGGCAAACGAGGAAGCTATACATTCCGGTGCTTCAGAGGATCTTCCCTTCTTCCTTATGGGCTGTACAAGTCTGCGAAGTAGTCAAGTGGTATGATCCAGCTGTACATTTTCCCGAGAAGGTCGAATTAGCTTCCGAACCTCATCGCCCCTCGAAATTATTTAAGGTACATATATGCCGCCCATAAAAAATCCTGCTCCTTTCTACGTTACTGAGAATCTCGTCAAGGCGAAGATTATAAATGAGAAATTCACTCGCCTTGAGGGATGCACAGGAACGATCTGTATTCTGACTCTCCAGAATGGCTTTGTAGTGACTGGCGAATCCTTCTGCGTAGATCCCGTTAACTTTGATCAGGAAATCGGGAAGCTCCTCGCACGTAAGGATGCAGTCGCAAAGATATGGCCACTCGAGGGATATCTCGCAGCTGAACGTAATTATCTCGACAGAATAATGAAGCCGTAATGATTGAAGCTGTTCCCGCATTCGAGTTGGTAAAACTGTGTGCTGTCGATAATCGGCTGTACGAAAAGACCTTCTTCGCCAAGACCTTCCGGCAGGAATCTCCAGCTTTCCACGCGGATATCGATAAGGCATTTTCCTCTCCTGCTCGATACGTAGCTGTGAAGATATTTCGCGGAGGAGCCAAAACAAGTAAGTTCCGCGTATTCGTTTCGAAGCAAATTGCCTACGGAATAGCTCATACGATTCTTCTCGTTTCGAATTCTCAAGGACACTCCGTTAAGTCTCTCGAGTGGCTCAAGCGGCAGATAGAATTCAACTCCAAATGGGCACAGACATATCAACTCCGCAAAGGGACGCGCTGGAGTGGTGAGGACATTGAGATCATTCACGGTATAGACGACTACCCGATTCGCGTCATGGCTCTCGGTATTACCGGCCAGATTCGAGGCGTAAACATAGACGACTATCGACCTGACTTCATCGGCGTGGATGATCCTGATAATGAGGAGACGACTGGATCTCCCGAGCAGATTAAGAAAACCTCCGATCTATTTTTCGGAGCGCTGCAGAAGTCTCTCGCGCCTCCTTCCGAGGCTCCACATGCGAAGATGATCCTGATGCAGACCCCGCTGGAAACTGGAGACATAATCGATACCTGCTCGAAAGATCCTCAGTGGCTCACGCTCGATTTCGGCTGCTTCGATATGAACGGAAAATCTCGTTGGGAGGAACGATTCCCGACTGAGGAACTCCTCGCGGATAAGGCTGCTCACGTCAAGCGCGGACAGCTATCTCTCTGGATGCGGGAAATGGAGTGTACAATCATTCCTTCAGGCGGTGCCTCATTCAATCCTGAGAACATGAAGCTATACGACGTGCTTCCTGACAATATGGTCTACGTCATGGCTATCGATCCCGCCTCGAGTGAAGCGAAAGGGGCCGATGATCAGGTAATTATGGTGCTCGGATTCTGGAAACGCAATATCTATGTAGTCGAATATACAGCCGTGCGCGGGGAGATGCCGGAGCTTGCCGCTAACACAGTTATCGAATATGTCTCCCGCTATCCTATTCTCGGTATATATGTCGAATCAATCTCCTATCAGCGAGTCCTTGCCCAATTCCTCGAAAGTGAAATGCGAAGAACTCGGCGCTACGTCCCTGTTCATCGTGTCCAAGACAGACGACGCAAGTCCGACAGAATCCTCCAAGCAGTTGGCAGAAAATCTGGTTATGGCCTTGTATTTGTTAGGCCAACTCATTCAAAATTGCTTACCCAATACGCCAGATACTCCCCAACCTCCAAAGAACACGACGATGTCTTAGACGCGCTCGCGATGGGTATAGATGCTGGTGATAGCCTAAACATTCCTGACTGGATCGAAGCCGAATATTCAGTCGATGAAGCTTCTTCTATGAAAAAACAATTGGAGTTCCGATCATGTCCTTAGGAACAAGTAATAAAGATATTCCTTTCAACTCCGCGGCACATCGGAAACTTCTGTCGGCTTTCAACACCAGACTGAGAATAGCTCGGAGTGGTCTGTCGAAACGCTCCTCCAAGTGGGCCGAGAATGAAGATATGCTTAAGGCCTACATGCCCGCGAGCGAGAACGATGCCTTGCGAAACAATGCCAGGAAGGGAGGGAATCCTCAGTACACGACGATACAAGTTCCTTACAGCTATGCGATGATGCTGACGATGCACACGTATCTGTCGAGTATCTTCCTCTCCCGGAGTCCGATCCTCCAAGTAACTGGTCGTCACGGCGAATCACAACAAGCGGAACAGTGCATGGAAGCTCTCCTCGACTATCAGGTAACGACTGGTGGAGCCATACCTATCTTCTACGTCTGGCTTCTAGATCCTCTCCGCTACGGGCATGGAGTTCTCGGGCATTACTGGGATGAGGAAGTCATCACATCTTCGGCTATTGTGGAGGAGCCTGTCACCTTCCTCAACATGCCAATTCCCGGCAAGATGAAGAAAGTACTCAAGACATTGCAAACTCGCGGGTACTGCGGTACGAGATTCTACAACGTCAGACCTCAGGATTTTCTGTTCGATCCACGAGTCCCCTTGATGCACTTCCAAGATGGAGAATTCGTCATTCGCTTCGTCCAGATGGGATGGAATAAGATAGTTGAAAGAGAAGCTTCGGGTTCCTACTTCAACATAAAGGAGGCGAAAGATGCTGCTAGTTCTTCCGGCAATCGTGACATGGGATCAAGTCAAACCAATCTCCCTGATGGATCGCTTGACTACCCGCTTAGAGATGGAGATACGGATAATCCATCACGTCTCAATCTTCATGAATTTTACTTCAATCTCATTCCGGCGGATTACGAACTTGGCTCCGGCACGCTTCCCGAGAGATGGGTATTTACTGTATCTTCGGAACGAGTAATAATCGGTGCTCAGCCGATGGGCTTTAACCATAACAAGTTCCCCTTTGACGTTCTCGAGTATGAAATCGGTGGGTACGAACTGTTCAACCGGTCTGTCCTGGAGATAACGAAAAGCCTGAATGATACGATAACCTGGCTCTTCAACTCCCACTTTTTCAACGTTCGGAAGACCCTCAATGATCAGTTCCTAGTCGATCCCTCGATGGTCGAAATGCGTGATCTGGAAGATCCGAATCCGGGACGACTCATTCGTCTGAAGCCTGCCGCGTGGGGTAAGCCAGTCGCTACTTTCGTGCAGCAATTTCAGACGGTAGATGTAACTCGCACTAATATGAATGATACGGAAGCCGTCTCGCAACTCATGCAGCGGGTGACAGGAGCTACCGACAATATCATGGGGCAGGTGAATTCCTCAGGTCGAAAGACTGCAACTGAGGTTCGCGGATCTACCGAGTTCGGCGTTGGTCGTCTCAAGACTATAGGCGAATATTGGTCTGCCACCGGCTTCGGGCCGATGACTCAGAAGGTAATCCAGACCTCTCAGCAAATGTACGACATGGAACGGAAGTATCGCATCGTCGGCGATCTTCGCGAGTGGGGCGAC